ATAAAACCTCAGTCATTCGACTGAGAGTAGCACACGCGATTCTTACACATCACTAACTACAAAATATACATTTCTCCACTTCGAAGTGGTGAAATTGAGGAACTTGTATTCCTCACAGATGCGGTCTAAAAGACGCTCAGCTCTTTCTCTCGAAATAACTGACCATCTCATTTTCCCATCAACACGTATTTTCTCCTTGAAATTATCAAGGTTAAATTCTTCTCCTGACACTTGTACAATTACATGTTTGTCACCAGAAATAAACAGATCATCGTCAACATAAACGTCTCCATCTACCAATTTCTTATTGTCCTCGAAAAGGACTTCAGAATCGATATTCGGAAATAGGGGGAGTTCCAAACTTTCCTCAAAGCTCTCATGATCATCTTGCTCAACAAGTGTGGTATTACCTACATTTGCAGCACTCTCACTAGGATCCTCACCAGGACCCTCATCACCATTTTCACTCTCTTCACTCTGATCATGATACTCATCATCGGAAACATCTAAAAACCCGCACCCTTAATAAATGTGCGACCTTTCTTGCGAAGATAAAAATGAACAGAAGTAATAGCTTTAGTCCCAGTACTCTTAATATAAAAGGCAGTAGAAGGAAAATCTCCAGACACAGGACTCAATTGCAAAGCCAAACCTCCCGGAACAGGCACATCGAAACTCTCAGAAGGGAAAGGACCTGCAGCACCAGTGGTAGTCATAAAACCATTGGGCAAAGCCATAACATCCTCATCATCTTCAACACTCATGTTTGCCATTCCTAGAACAAAAGCAAGGCTCTCCCCTGCAGCTTTAGGGGACCAACGAACAACCACCTTCTCCAATAGAACCGGACCCTGAGTCTGAGAAATAACAGTAGCAATACTAGTAATAGTAGAAGTTGGTTTACAAGAAGAAGTATTCAAAGTAACAGGAATAGAAACGATAGTCAAATTGGAATCATCACCTAAAACATTCTCTTTTCCAACACCAACAGCGGTAACAGTAGCTTTTTCAGCAGCGATAACTGACATATTCTTTCACTCAAGAAGATCGTAATTCAAAACTCGTGCAGTGTAAGCACTTATCTCGGCCGTATTAGTAACTTCGACTTGAGACAGCGCATCCACAACTTGTGCAAAGGTTTCCATCATAAAAGAGGCTTTTTCCAACTCATTGTCCACATGCGTAGTAACTTCAACATTGAAATCAAGTTTCTTGTTGATCTTGACTTCACGCCGAATATTGTGAAAGAAATTGTTCAGATAGTTGTGAAAGTCCATTTCAGCAGGTGTCAATATATTGTACAAATTGTCCTTCTGCTTAAACAGACTCATGAAATCCAAAAAGTAACCATCAATCACATCTTTGATCTTGCCTCTCGAGATTGCAGCTCTTAAACGCATGAACAGCAACTGGGGATTTCGAACAGTGTAACCATTTTTAATAATCCAGCTACAGAAATCGCCACGATCAGAAACAACTTCCTTCTCTTCGCAAATGTCGACAAATTGATATTTTGTGAGCCATTCCGGTCGAATCGGATATTGCTTGAAAAGTTGTATGTCATCACCAGAACCACACATAGGATCTCCTGGTGGAATAACATACTTTGTGACAGTCCTAGCCGTTTGGAACACAGTATTGAAAAACCAGGTAAACAGTTCACCGGAAAGCCGCATGAGGCCTAAATGAAAACTTCTCGTTTTGGCATCCAACTTGTCATCGATGTAGAACTTCACCAAATCCTCGGGAATATTAAAGAATTCAAAGAACGCTTTCTCCAATGCAAGACTTGCTCCTCTCTGAGAACCATCAAAGCCTGTGATATCTATACTCACATACTCTGGATTCCCTGGATCATACTTCTCGCACCAATCCATGAATTGTTGAACACTGCGTTTGGCATGAAGGTACAA